ATGGAGTCTGGGTGCATACCATATCTCTTGGCGAGTTGATCGGTAGAGAAATACTGGCTGCCAGCTACTGTCATGTTTTAATCACCTCTTTTCTAGTTTTGATTAGGTCGCAAAGATCGTTGTAATCGTTTTGCGGTATTTGTCTGTTAGCATAACGCACCTCTAAAGACTCAGCACATTTATCTAGTCTTTGTCTGGTATTAGCTTTTAAGATTGCATCTTTAGCAGCGACAGAAAGATTTTGAACTGGCTGGGCTGATCTGTCTTTGACTGGTTCTGATCCAATTTCTTTACTTACAATCTCGTTTCCTGTCCAAAGTTCGGAGCCTAAAGAAAAAGTAAAAGCTGCACAAGCACATAAAGCTCTGCGGTGGGAATCAGAAATATCTCTTGATGAAATCTTTTCCCATTTAACAGGATTGTTTCTATAATCCATTATTGGATAAGGGAAAGAACTTGTTTTGTTGCCTTTTGGATCTGTAAAATAACCCATTAAAAAGCCTGTTTCATCAGGTGCTTTCCATACGGCAAGATTTGACAGAGGGTTTGTAGGCGATTCTGGAGGGAGTTCTAAATGAAAATCCCAGCCTTTTGCGTGTTCATGAAGGTAATTAGCAATTTTTGCCCATGAAACATATTTATAATTGCCTTTAAGGTAAATGTCCTCTGGCTGAATGATTCCTGTTAATAGTGGTCTAGTCATGGTGTTAATTAAAGCCATTTTGGGGGTGTAAGTGTTTTGATGCCCTCTGGTTCATAGTTGGTGTAACCTTTCCAGATGCCTGACTCTTGGGCTTGTTTGATGTCAAACAAAGTTTGTTCTTGAAGCTCATATCCACGCTCAATAAAATGAGGTGACAGTTCATAGATTCCCACGCTGTATGGAAATACTTTTTCAACAGCTACAAATATGAAACGCTTTGCTCCAGTCCCTTGAAGATAGTGAGCCGCAGCCATGTGGTAATGGAAGTTGACTATAGTTTTGGTGAATTTATCTGGTGATGCTCCACCTTCACCTGTGGTTTTAAGATCAATGACCATATCATCAATCACATAGTCACAACGGCATTTGCATTGCAAACCTGTTTCCCTATGCTTCCACCAAAAAGATTGTTCTGCTAAACCTTGTTTGTTTTTGACATTGCTAAGAAGATATTTCCAAGCAAAATTGTTTTCGACAAGGGCGTGTTCAATATTGTCCAGCAGTTCCTTTTCCTGACTGGTGTAAGTAAGTAAACCTTTTTCTTCACAAGCAAGAGCAAGCTCTTTACCTTTCTTTGTACGCTTTTCTTCAAGCAGTGCATAACTACTTGGAAATGCGTCAGGTTCAAGAATCCATTTATGAATCATTGACCCTAATTTCATTGCTGGGGTTGCAATTCTGGGAGGATTGTTTTTGCCATATTTATAGATGTAAAAAGCTTCGAGGCCATGATCTATAGCGTATTTTGCGTCAGAGGCAGCAATAGCTCCATCTGATCTATACACTTGTTCGTCAATATCAACTGACGTTATGTGTGGAGTAGTGTTGTTTAAAGATTCCATTTTGTTATAGTAATGGTGTCCTTAGGTGTTAGGACAATGGGTGGAGTACTGGTAGAG